CAATTGCTCTCAACTCAAGCCCTTGCGCCGTATTGAGTCTAAGAATTTTTACAAAATCCTCGTCCGTGTAGTGCATCTTGAAAGACCCTGCCCCGGTGCAACCTTTTTGTAAAATTGCAGATGGGAAGCGATCCTGAAAGTCCGCGCCTTGTGCAGAATGTCTTGATTCGTACTCATTAAGAATCGAGATAGTAAAGTCTTCGACTTTTTCAGAAGCTAGGTTGTCTATATCAGCGCCGATCGTTACTTCCGATCCACCTATCCATGCAAATTCATTCGCGAGCGTGTAGCTTGCTGTTTGTGGGGCGAGAAGTATCAAGTCTCCGACAGCAGTTGCGGTTTCAAGATTTGTAACTGTGATAGATTTTGCAGAGGCTACAGTCGCAACAGTATGTGTCTTTGTACTTGATGCGCTAAAGTCTAAGAATCCCGTCCCTGGTCTGTAAAGTTTGATTGAGTCAGCCGCTACAAGTCCAAGCGATTGATCTAGGGAGATGGTTTTTGCTCCCGCGCCGCCCGCAGTAATAGCCGTGACTTTCGCTTGCCTAAACATGCCTTGAGCCATAACTCCGACCCCGGCTGTTAGAACATTGTCAGCCTGTCCTATTGCATCGAGTCCTGTAAACCGAACACCAAAATATCTAATTGCAGATTCCGCATAGTTGACTTGTAGTGAGAATGTTTCTCCCGTTCCTATCTCTGCGGGTAGACTTCCAATATGAGCAAATACAGTCGCGTCAAATTCTGTCAAAGTTGCCGTTTGTGTTCCTCCTGCCGATTCCTGCAAAGCTTCCCCATCTGTGAAATCCCCAGTAGCACCAGAAACAAGCAGGAATTCTCCGTTTATATCCGCGACAACTGTTGCCGATTTACTTGATGATACTCCTGAAACAGTCGACCCTACTGTGAAAGCCCCGGATTCGCCAGTAATAGGCATATATTGACCAGAAGTAAGTCCACCAAGAATCCCGAGTAAAAAGTGCGGGAAGGTTTTAGGTTCAATATTTAAATTTATCGTGCCGATCGGCGCAGGGATAGCCCCCGCGACAGTCCTCAAATTCATCGCTCTATTCCCTGAAACCGGGACAACCGGAATATAGGGAAATTCGGTGACAATGTTCTCGTCGTTAAAAGGAATAAAAGTTGTCGGAGTTAGAGGCGTATTGATTGCCGCTTCTTTGATTAAAGATAGCGACCCCCTGCGGGTGTATAATTCACTCATTTTTTATATGGTTATGATTATTTTCTTGATGATTTTGCAACCGCTTCTTCCTTTCTTACCTTGATTGCTTTCTTTGCTTTCTCGGTGACTTGTTTTTCTGCGCGATCATAGACCGCAAGCCCCCTACTAACTAAAACATCAGCTAGGTCGTCTTTAATTCTTACCTTTTGCCCCTCCTTGAAAAGCGGACAATTCGGCACTTCTACGGTCTTTTTGATGATAATACATTGCATTGTTTTGTGGTTATTTGCGCCTACATTATAACAGTTTTACACGATTGTTTTAAATGATTGCGTAATTAGTCTGATTTCCTTGAAGAAAACGGGGACATCTCCCTGCATCGACGCTTCTGTTGGGGTGATTTCTTCTATTATAAAAGAGTGAGCCGTACAACCTAGGGAATGATTTGTTTTTTTCCTCAATTCAACCATCACCGCGTCAGTAATAGCCAAAAGAGTCGAAACCTGTGTTGAATCTTGCGCTTGAGTTTCCCTTTTCTCAACAATTATTCTTACAGTCCAATGGAGTGTCGATTGATTTTGCGCTGTATTGGCGTAGTCTTCTTCGCCTTCCGTATCCAAAAGCACTATTGTCGGGGTTTCCGCGACGTTCGTGACAGGGTAATCGTAGACAGTAGTGACATTGTTGGCAGCTTTTATGCTATCAAGAATTGTTTTTATTGCCGATCTAATATTGACCAATGACATTATTTATATTTTAATAATTTTTGGATGTTCTTTTCAAAAACTTTTTTTATTTTCTTTTTATTAGTGCTGAGCGCCGGGCGTAAATATCCACCGGGGATGCTTCTCGTTTTAAATTCTCTTACCCCCGCATAGATAACGTCTGTCCCGACTACCGCTTCTGTTGATGTAATTCTTCTCGTGATACTCCTTCTCAAGTGTCCGGTAAGTACCGGCGCTAATTGTTTCGCCTTATTTTGGACTACAAGCGCAGACTGATCTAGTGAATCCCTCATAACCTTTTTAATCTTAACCGGGAATCTTTTCACCAACTTATCAAGTCCAGGCGAGCTAATTGTAATCGACCCCATACTCATAACTCCTTGATTATTAGAACAGCCCTATTCAACATTGTCGGAGCTGCATTTTGCTGTTCAATTGACTCGACGTAATATGTCGCGCTGCTTATGACCACCTTGTCGCCTATATCAATGCCAGTTTCGTATGTGAGCAGGGTATAAGCCTTAACAGCCAGCGAAAGCCCTAGAACAGCCCTTAAATCGCCGCCTGTTGGTTCGTAGTAGCCCGATCCTCCCGTGATTGTCTTTGTAGTCGAATGTTGCCGCTTTGAGCCGCTTGTTTCTCTCTTGTATGTATCGAATGAGCAATTAAAGTGCATAAACTAGTTTATATTTATCTAAAATGCTTTTAACATAATGGTATTCGTCTTTTGCCATTGTTTGCGATAACCCCAGCACGTTGACACTATCGTTTCCGATTGTGTTCCTGTTGTTGAACAGGTGGCAAACAAGTAAAGTCGCGGCAAGGCATAAGTCGTCCGGGACTGCGGCTGTTGCATATCCGGCGGTGTATTCCAGTTGGATTTTTCTTTCGCCTTTTCCAGAGACAACGTATAGAGGGAAAATAACATCATCCTCAAATTCAACGTCGGCATGGGTTTCGTCCGGATATTCTTCCCATTCATTGTTTATCCCACTTCTTCTCTCAATTTTTACTATAGACGCGATCGGGTGGTTCTTGACTTTGATTCTTGTATTTCCATCGCTGTCGACTATCTCGTCTGTAATCGCCGGAGCAGTCGCGCCGGTTGGCACATTCGTCCGCTTTGAGATAAGATCGTCAACTTGAGTAATAAGTTGAGCAATCAATGTATCGAAGGTCGACCCAGAAATAACCATGTGAATTTTTACTTTTGCGCTAGTTGTGAATGGCATAATAATTTATTTTAATCGTTCTTTTATAATTTCTCGCAGACTTAGCATAACATCTTTCATGTCGTGGAAAGCCTCGGTGTTGTGGTGTATATGGTTGGCAACAGTCTTGTACCATAGTTTGAAAATGTAAACTATGACTCCTATCAAAAGGACACAAACCCCAGCCAACCCGTACTTTGCAAATTCAACAAAATTATCCATATATTATTTTTCGTTTAAAGGCTTGTCGGTAATAAATCTTAATATCATAAATACTACACCCATTACAGATACAGCCAATTCCTGTAGTCCTTGCTCCCCTGTAAAATACATTCCCAACCCGGTACAGACAGTCGCTAGACCAGCCCATAAGGTTTTGCTTTTCAGCAGTTTTAAAAAAGTCATGGTGAAAATTGTTATTCAAGTAATTTTAGAAGTTCTATTTTTATTTTTTCTTTTGTTGCTCCCTGTATACTCATCCCGCCTTTCTTCTTGATCTCATAGTCTAATATCCCCATCAAAAGATCCCTATCGTTTATATCAAATTCATATCCTTTGTTTTTTAGATTCGTAGCCCTGTCGGTCTTTAATTTTGTTTTGACCTTTAAATAATCAGCAGCAGCCAAACATTTCCTGTCAGTTGGAAGGTCTGTAATAGAGCTGATCTTCATATCTAATTGAACCTCGTCATTTTTACAGGTTGGCAATGCGTCATATTTATCAAGGTCTATATTTGCCGCCGCTATAGATAGGGAAAGCAATGTTGATGCAATAATGAGGGGAATTCCTATAATAAGAAGGAGTTTATTTTTCATTTGTTGTTTCAGGGTTAGGTTGTTCTTGTTCTTGTGCTTGAGCTTGAGCTTGCTGTTGAGCAGCTTGTTGCGCCATTTCAGCGTTTACGTCCGTAACGCATTGTTGGTATCCGGCTTGTTGGTTCAAGACCCTTGCGACACTTGTTGACTGATAGAGTCCGTACCCTGCGAATATTACTGCGAGGGCTGCGAGCGCGCTTACTGCTACCTGTGCGATTTTTTTGTACATCTTGATTTTGGTTAAATTGTAGATGTTGTAAGTGATTGCGATTTTTTGTTTCCAAGTAGGGGCTGAAATCGCAAGAAAACAGCCCCGGACTTAATTAAAGAAACTCAGAATCATAATCGAAATGCCTAATTTTGTAACTATTTTATACATATTTTATGGGTTAATCATCTATTGTTAATGCTCTATAGGTTTCTCTCCAGAGATCATCTCCTGAATCGTAGCAAACTTCAAAATTATCACCCAGACCAATCGTTATATCTACATCGCCATTCAAAGCTAGACCTGTAGCTGCAAGATTGTCCTCGTCTTGGAATGTGAGGGTATTAGCTGCACTTGTTCCAAAGAATTTTATACAAACGCCATCAGCCGCCGCATCTGCGATACTTGGCGTTGAAGTTAATGAGCGCGCAGCTCCGTCACCAGCCACACGTTGAATCGCACCAGTTGAAGGTACTGTCGCCGCAGCTAGGAAAGTTGCGTCTGCTATTGGTGTTATTACAACATTCCCTGCGATTGTGATGTCGGTACTTGCTTTAATCGCTCCCATAACGTCCAAAGCTACGGTTGGAGCTGTATTATTTATTCCAACGAATGTACTTGCAGGATTTAAAGCTATATCTCCCTCTCCTGCTGAATCGGTTGAAATATCAAAGTAGTTTAAAGTCTGCGCACCAGCATCAAATACAGTTTGCATGTGAACTTCGTCCGCATCAGTAGATCCCATTCTATACTCAAGATTTGAGTCATTTGTAGCATCGTAGAAAACTGTATCCCAACCAGTACCATCAGATTCTATATGGAATATACTTTCTGAACCAGGTCCAGCAGAAGTATTGTTTAAAACAGCTAAAAGTTTTGATCCGCTAGTAGTAAAGTCATTGAATGATCCAACAACTACGCCACCTGCATCAGCACCATCAGCATCAAGACCAATAATAGCAGGAACAGTCAATGCAGACCCGACCCCTTGTATCTGTGCAAAAGAAACCCCTCCAACTTGCAACTCAATAGAACCATCTAATCCTGTACCTTGCTTTGCTCCAAGATCAAAGGTTATGTCGCCTCCATTGTGATTCCCCGCACCTCCTGACCCACCATCGTCAGCTCTTATTGTAAGTCCTACACCATCTGCGTCAGCTATTTGTTGATCTGGTACGGATAAAGTAAGAGCAACATTTTGAGTTCCTTCAATGGTAGTAGTCAATCCTGTCAGTCGCCCGTTTAGGTGACTGTCAGCATTCGTAACATACAATCCATATTGTTTTCCACCTGTTATGATTCCTCCAGTTACTTTAAGACCATAAGAGTCTATTACTCCTGTTGTTTGAGTAATATCAGGTAATTCCACGTCAAATCCGATAAACATGTTTGTTCCTGCCGCAGTAGTTTGAATAATCTCATCACCATAAGCTCCGTATCCGATATATTCGTAAGTATCACCTCCAGTATTAGTAACTGCTGGCAGCTCAACTCCGAACCCATAGGCACTTTGATTAGTTGCAGTAAGATTCTTATTAAAATCTAATAAAACACCTCCTATTTCACCTGATAAGGTAGTCGCACTATTAAATCCAGCACCTACAAGTAATCCAGTTGTCCATTCAGTTTCAAGTGCCATTTCGTATAAAGTCCCTGGAGCGGTTGGGGCTTGTGTAATTGGGCCAGTCAAACCTAAAGTCGTAATACCACCCACAGCACCTGTTACATTAAGATCACCACCGAACAAAACATTGCCTGCCGTAACCTCAAGAGCATAAGGGTTTGTGATTGTCATATTCGCTCCTGCCGTTGGCGCATTGTCTATTACGAATGTACTTGCCTTTGTCATTGTTAATGCTCCTCCTGCGTCGCCGACATAAGTTGGGGCTTGTATAACAACTTCTCTTTGTGCTGCTAAAGGGCCAGCACCTGCCGCCCAAGTCTTACTTGCCGCCAAGTTAAAATTAACTCCAATTGCTTCTGTTGCGGCTGTTAATCCTGTATGTGCGCCACCCGTTACAGTCAAGCCAGCTACCGCAACACCAGTTGTTGAAATTCCTTGTAAAATTGTTTCGCCACCTAAATAATCAAAGTATGCTTTTTCTACCTCGTTATTTTGGATAGAGAATATTTTTGCACCAGGAGTAGTAAGGACAGTCCCTGCATTTACCGCAGCGGCAACCGCATCAGCAGCATCAGCTTTATAAGATATAAGTGTTGATGTAGTTGTTGTACCTGATGAACCAACTAAACCAGTAGCCGAATAAATAGATCCAGTTGCTATCATTGTACCTGCTGTATTCATCGAGAATCCAGTATTGATATTAGCTCCATCCCTGAAAAATTTAAAATGATATGCTCCACGAACGGTCGCACCACTCGTAGGTATCATATATTGTCTAACACCAATAGTGCTAGCCGCACCATCCGTATCCCATCCTGAACCTTCAACAGAAAACTCTGAAGAATTAACTACCGTAGTTCCAACTGTAGCATCACTAGGAGTCAAAAGGTGGAAAGCTCCAGTCGTATCTACTTGTTGCCCAGCTTGTCCGATTGTAAGGTTGCCGTCTGCATCAGCATTTATAAATTCTGTCAAAGCACCTGCTACATATTGACTCATTACTACATCACAATCCTCTGCGCCCGAACCCGTATCTGTACAATTCCCATAAATAGTTGCATTGTTGGTATGGTCTGCCGCACCTGTATCATCATAATTCAAGGTTGGTTGAGCAGACGACATAATAATATCTCCTGTGCCAATTGCTCCAGTGATAGTTACAGTCCCGTCAAAATATCCAGCCGTATCATATCCACTCGTTATGTAAACCCCGTAGTCATTTACTTGCGCATCAACGGTCGAACTTCCGGCGTAGAATACTGCTGAATTTGAAGTCGCTGTTGTAGCGGCCGCAGTAACATAAGTTCCGCCGTAATTATAACTCCATTCCCCGTTTGCCATATTGCCAGTCGTGATTGTAGTTTCAAAGCCCCTCGTTCCTCCTGTATCAGCCGCCGCGCGGGTCAGCGCCATTATTTCACCATTGACGTCGTCCGTTGCGGTCGTAGTGTCCAAAGTTCCAGTCATGTTGAATAATTCGTTTGCGCCTGTCCTAGTTGTTGTCCCGTCAAGATATAATCTGCCAGTGGCCGGGAGCGTAATGTCCACATCGTCCGTAGGCACTAAATCAATGTCGCCAGTGTCGGGAGTGATAGAAAAATCTCCTTGATCATCAGCGCTCAAAGCCAATATAACCTGTGGGTCGCTAGTCTGCGCGCCTTTGATTATCGTTATAGCTCCACCGTCAACCGTTGCGCTTCCGCTTAAAAGTCCTCCGTTAAAAGATCCAAGCCCTAAATAATCTATATACGCTTTTTCTACACTGTTATTGTTAAATGTTGCCAACTTATCCCCTGCTGTTGCCAAAGTAACTTGCGTATCTACCTTTAAAGATTCAAGCCCACTTCCATCTTGTGGGTCACCTGCAATAGTAATTGGAACATCAGAAAAAGTTTCGATAGTAGGGGAAGTAATAAATCTAAGAGAAGCGTTTAAACTCATTCTGCCGCTATCAAGTCTCACAACATCAGAAAGATACTCTACGCCATCTCTCCAAAAGTCAAAAGTCAAAATTGCTCTTGGGTCTGCATCTGATTCCCCTTCAACCTCAATAGACCAACCTGTATCCTTTGCAACATTATCATCAGTATCCCAATCAGAAGAAATCATTTTAAAAATACCGGGATCAACGATAGTATTACCAGCCGTAGCCGTAGAGACAGGCAGTATACCTACTTCTCCACCAACTGTTTTGAAAATTATATCATCATTTGAAGCAAGGGTGATGTGTCCATCACTTGTAGTAAACGAAGCATCACCAGCTCCATCGTGCGACAGCGAAGCCGTCATAGTATCATCGCCCGTCTGATTCCCGTCTTGCATTATAAAATCTCCTGTATCATAAGTAGCAGTTCCCATGTAAAACGTGCCACCTTCAACAGAAAATTCGCTTCCTGGCAATACATGAAATATATTTTCATCGAGCAAGAAATCGAGTCCACCATTAAGAATTATGCCAATTTCATCGTCATTGACAACTCCACCTCGATCGTTTACAAAACTTGAATCACCGTCTGTGTCCATGATTATATTGTAACCGTCCATGTCCAGGTTCGATCCCATCGTGCCTCCAAAAGTAAATACTCCGAAAACATCGAGGTCAACAGTCCACATTTTCGCCCATCTTGTAGAGGTCGATCCCTGCTCGTATGTCGTATCGATCGGCACTACGTTTACACTCCCCTCGAGGGTTGTGTAGCTTTGCACGCCGACACTTGTGTTTAATCCAACGGCAAAGGCTGTGTTGCTAAATAATAACAACGCTATTGCTCCAAGAGCAAATTTTTTGATAAATTTCTCCATCTTATATCTAGGTTAAGTTTAAACTTGAGCTTGTTTGTAAACAATCGCCACACCATCACCATTCGTTCCTACATCCACATAAACCTCATCAAGATAAACTCCTTCAAGAGTAACAGTATTGAGTTTCCCCAAAACAGTCCCACGTCCAGTTGCTAAAACAACCGCAGATTCCCCAACAGCCAATAGCGTCGAAGTATTGCCCTGCAATGCTTGAATTACAACCCATTCAACGTATTTGTGACTTGCTGATAATGCCTCGGCTGTTCCGGCTGTAGTAATAGCCACCAAAGCCGACACAATTGCGCGACCTTGTTTCGCTCCACCTAATTTACCCATGATTTAATTGTTTTAAAGGATATTTTTTATTATTTCGTTGCTTCTTTCTCTTTCGCTTCTTCTTCTGTAATGTCCTGCTCACCATCGTCCTCGTCTTGTTCAATCTCAACTTCCCCTTTTTCAACTTCGACTTCCTTTTCCTCTGTGTCAGGTTTAACAAAAGGCTCTTTTAATCTGATTGCTTTCCCAGCAAAGATTTTCGCCCATTTTGCGTTGATCTTCTCTTTCTCTGCTTGATACTGGTCGTTGTCGAGTTGTCTACTATTATACTTGTCTTTTGCAGCCCTTAATTCGTCTTTCATTTCTCTTTCGTTCTCTCTTGTTTTAGCTTCTTTTTTGTCCATTTCGTCTTTTTCTTTTTTCAACTTCTCCATCGCAACCCTCATTTTCTCAAACCTTCCTTGAGCTGATTTTAGAATTGCCGGAGTAATGTCTAGCGGGAATATTTGAACAAAATTATAGACCCCGCAAAGCTGCTTCACGCGTTGCGCTGATGCAAATTGTACATCGCCTTTTTCGAAAACTACCTTGTCCCCACCAGATTCTAGCCTAGCGCGCTCCGATTTCTCACCTGTGTATTGAATCAATACATACGATTGCGAGTTTTTCATATTATTTATGGTTATAAATTGGATTCTTAGAGGTAGGTCGGCTTCCCCGACCCACCATCTAAAAGTCAAATTTCTACTAAGTGATTGTCACATTGATTCCTGCTGCTGATACGTTCGCTTGATCAAGTAGGATAAATCCTGCCTCAACTGTTGCAACCATATGGAATCCATAACCAGGCACACGCTCAACTTCTAATAAGAAGTCTTGCCCGTAACCCCATCGTACAGCTGGCTTGTAAACAAGCGCGAACTGTCCGAGAGTGTTGTTTCCTGGTGTTGCAGATACTTTACCATCTGCCTCTGTTTTAGGGACTAGAGGAGTCGAAATCATGTCTATTCCCCAAGGCTTAGCAATTACTCCGGTTTCGATTGCTCCAGCTCCGAGTAGCGAGCTAGCAAGTTTGAATCCATCATCTGCTGCTAGTGCAGAGTAAGTTGATGGGTTACAAAGCCATAGCAAGTCGTCGAATTCCTCTTGGTATCTTTCAGCTAGTAATCTCAAAACTGAAAGCATGTCATCAGAATCAAACGCACCGACATCTTTTGTGCCACTTCCACCGATTGCCGATTCTCTAATACCATGATCGAGCAATGTCGCATGGTAAGCGGTTCCACCATCACTTGCGAAGGTTGTCGCAGGGGCTTGATCGTCAGAGTTTACATTTCCAGTCGCTCCCGCTTCTGAATCTCCGTTGATAATCATTCCCTCTATTGTTCTCGTGAAGGTCTTTGTCAATTTCTGCAATAGTTTCTCATAAAGTCCTTTATCTGTGCTGTGTTTAATCACAGCGTCAGAAACAGCAAATTCAAGGATCAATTTCTCTTGCGCTAGAGTTCCCTTGCTATCTGTCTGTGTTCTAGCGTTGATTGTTGGTCGTGTCTCATCTTCCCACTCTGTCTTCCCCTGCATATAGTAATCAGTAATATCGTAAGGGATTGGGTAACTAACAGGGAGATTGTTACCTTCATATCCTCCAGAAAGCGCTGAAAGCACTTTACCGACTTTTGGAGTCAAGTCCTTAATATCGTTTATCATACCATAAGCATCGTACCAATTAGTGTTGTTTACTGTTCCCAACACTTCGTCAGCTTTTGTCTCCATTCCTATTGCTCTCACAATATCTTTCTTTTTCTGATCTTCTGAAATTGACTTTGCGTCAACCTTGCCTAGCCCGGCGAGTCCGATCAGATCTTCAAATGAAATTTTAGCCATTTGTTTTTTTTGTTAGTAATAATATTTTGCTGTTAAACAGCAGCTTTTTGGAGGGCTTCGATAAACCCTTTCTTGTCTTCCTTTGGTTTTTCTTCTTCTTTCTCGTCTTTGATAGAAGAATCCACGCCAACTTTCTTACCTTCCGGCGCTGTGACAGAGCTTTCGAAGTAAGCTTGCGCCCTCTTTGTCGGCGTTTCCTTGATAATAGCCTCCAATTCAGCGACCTTTACTTGTAATGCCATAACAGCATTTAGAGCAACAGCCGCGCCCTCTTTGGTCATTATCTTCGAGATAAGGGATTTCTCCTCTGCTTCTTCGGGAGTTTCCTCCTCCTTAGTAGGGGCTTCCTCCTCCACCTTTTCTTCTGCCGGAGCTTCTTCCGTTTCTTTCTCCGGGGTTTCTACTTCTTCCTTTGCTTCCTCGGGTTTTTCTTCCTCTTTTTCTTCTTCCACTTCTTCGCCTTCGGTTGGTTTAGCTTCCTCATCGGTGTTTGTTTCAGCACCTTCCTCCTTGCCGCTTGTTTCATCAGCAGGAGTTGCGGGAGTTGCCTCCTCAACGCTTTCAGGGGTTTCACCTGGAGTTTCAGCGTTTTCAGTAGATTCTGGGGTTGTTTCTTCAACAGCTCCCTCGTCTTTTGCTTCTAGTAAGTTTTCTTTTTTCTTCATATCGTTTGAAGTTATAGGATTATTGATATTTTTAAGTTCAGCCTTTTCCATTTTAGAGAAAAAGCTTTTTACTGATTTTTCCATAGTAAACAGGGCGTCAGGATTCGCCGGGGTGCTAACAATAGAATTTTCAACAAGATCAACCTTTTCAATGATTCTTTTGACGCTTTCGTCCCAGATATTATCCTTCGCCGGATCAAGAATCTTTCCGTTCTCATCCTCAAAGCGGATTTTTTTAGGGATAAAGCCTATAGAGAAAGTTCTCAATACTCCCTGCTCAATCCTTTGGGCGACTTCTTTGTCGTATATGATCGCTTTTATAAATAACCCATTGTTATCTACATTCATAAAAACTGCCTTCCCGATCGGTCTATTCGCGTCATGCTGGAATAGAATAATAGGGTTGTTCTTGTAATTCGTAACTATCGACTCCCTAAAAGCCTCCGGTTCAACAATATCGCTGTATCTGTCCTTTGTTGGAGTAGATGCGTAGCCTGATATTTTTAAACCTTCAAGGGATTCTCCGCCTTCCGCTTTCTTTTCGCGCGGGATGGTTTTAAATCCAATTTGGAAATATTGAATGTCCTTCATTATGATTATGTTATTGATATTCATACAAGGTCGTGCATCTGCATCGCGGGTGATCGCCTCTTGGCGCTGAATCATCCCCGGACTCAAACGGCTCGTCAATCTCTATCCATCCCATATCCCCATTCGCTGCACATTCGTCTGTAACTTGCGCATCTCCAGTCGTAAGCCATTGTTTCTTCACGTCATACCCGGCTTCTTTCGCGTCCGTCATTGGTACATAATTCCCGTACTCATACGCTGTCCCAATCTCATTTGTCGCTATCATTAGTGATCTACTCTCAGAAAACGCAAAATTTTCCCTTATGAGTTTTGCCAATTCTTGAGGCGATTGACCAGACCGCGCAGCCTCTTGAATTAAAGGCTTAATATGGTCTTTGGTCGTCTGCGTCATTTTGGCAAGCACAAGGGGTCGGTCTGTCTCTAAATACTGATTCGCTAGTGGATGATCAAGTGAAAAGTCTATACCTATCTGTCCGAGTTTCGATTTTTTGATTCTGTAATCTGCTCCCATCTTCATCGCTCCAGCACTCGCAACCGTTATGTCGTCAATCATCGCAGCATCGTCCAAGTTGTCGAATATGTTGTCTATGTCGTCGTCGAGAGCTTTTTTACCGAGTAGCCTGTTTGTCTTAGAGATAACGGCTTTCGCTTGCTTCGAGAATTCCGCGTTAATCTGTCTTTGTAGGGCTTTTTCTCGTCTTCGCAACCTTCGACCTTGCGGTCGCACATTGGCTTTAACGATTGTGTCGAGTAAGAGTTTTTCATAGCACGGGCAAATCATCGTCAAGTAAATTATACAATTTTTCGTTTCTTTTAGCTAATTTTTTCTGCACCCCTTGAACAACCTCTTTCATTTCTTCTCCTACATCGTCGATAATCATGCCCTGAAACAAAAGCTCGTCGGCAAGCTCGTTTTCGTCTTCGTCCAGTCCCCTCATCGCTCTCGCTTCATTGATAGTTGTGATCCCGGCAATAACATCAGCCCGACTAATTTCGGCTGCTTCCTTTTTGTTGTCGTAGTCAGAAAGTTTTATTTTTAGCTTAATTTTATCTAGTCCAAGTTTCGGAAACAAGTCCCGGTTTACCATTTCCTCAAACTCAACCTCTTGTGGTCGGATCGTATTCTCATAAAACATCCGGTAAATGACATCAGCATTTCCACGCTGCACCTTTTCCGTATATCCAAGAATGAAAGCATCGACTCCGAAGGCAACAACAATTTTCTTTGTAGTAAACCATCTAGTTTCGAGATATTGCATATCCTTTTGAGATGGTGTGATTGTTTTAATATCTTTAATAAACGGGATTATTCCTGATTTAAACCTGTTTTCCGATCCCTTAAACTTTTCCTCCATTTGTGTCTTCAATTCCTTGTGCTGATCTTTTGTCAGTTCACCATCAACAATCAAAAGGTGTGAAGGTACTCCATGATTCTCATAGAAAGCAAGGTTTGAAGTTTGAGAGGATAGCTCTGTTTGCCCTTCCATAACTATCGTTTCAATTGGTGAAGCTCCTAGCAATGGGTTTTTTGTAGATTGATCCATCGCGGAATGTATTATCTCATCCGGATTAAACTCAACCACATCCTGCCCCATGATTCGCTGTATGTACTTCAACACAACGCCGTATTTATCCGCAATCACAACCATCGTCCTCGGGTCGATCGGGGTTAATTTTATCGGCTCACCAGTTGCGGATTTTTCAATCAACATGTAATAATTCCCTGCAACGTGTCTGTCTCTAACCCAGGTATTTTTCCAATCGTTAAACCCGGATAAAGGATGATCTAACACCCTCATCGCAATTTCTGTTTGCTGGCTGTCTCCCTCTTTGTTTGGGTCGTTCTTATCGACAATTTTAAATCCATCTTTCGCCGTTGCGTTCCTGATTTTCTTTACCGCCTGGTTCACATCGACTAGCTTGTTGTAAAGCTGATAAAGGGTGTCAAAGTTTACCCTCGTCCCGGTAAGCCCGGCAATTGCATTTTGATAGAATCCGTAAAGAAGCCTTTGCTTTGCTGCGCCGACATCTTTTTTACCTAGATATAAAGTCTTCCCGGTGAAAGGGTTTGGAATTTTCATACAAATATAGGTGTTAATATTGGTGTGCCTCTCACTTCAAAATACATCCTCATCATCAAAGCGTCTGAAAGGTCGGGTGATCTTCCAATATTTTCTTTGATAACGTCTTTGCCGATAAGTGATATTTTGCCATCTTTGTCGGGGTCTTTTTGTTTAATTTGTCCTAGCTCCTCAATTAAGAGTTCCTTGTCTGAAATTTCAATCTGTTCTATGCCCATTTTACCATTTTTTGCAAGCCGCGCAAATTCAAAATAACATTGGGTCTTTAAATTAGAGTAATTTGGGACGTTCGTTAAGCCCATTGGCTTGATCGCTTTTGATCCATTCACAAACCCCCTGCAACCTTCTAAACCATCGACAACCCCGCCGCCCACACCATCCTCATCGACCACAACATTTGATCTTCGTACCCCATACTTTCTACAGCAAGCATTGAGGAAATCAATCGTTTCGTTCACTTTTGTTTTCGCGTAGGTGTCTATTTTCTTGCATTGCAACCCTTCCCAATACGCAATAACAGTCTTGTCTTGTCCCATTCGCGCGACATCGCAACTGATAAATTTTTCCTCGCTTTCCTCTGCTGTATTAGTAAAGAGATCAAGAATAACATCGTGGTCAAGTAGGACAGCCGGATCATCGTCATAATCAAAGTTTCCGAATAAAAGCCTTTGTTTAGTTATCTCGTCAGCATTTTCTAACTGCTTGATATAAGATTTCGGCAAGTGAGGATTGTCCTTCGACAAAGCTGGTATAAACCTCCTGTGTCTTGGTGAATTCTTATCCTTGAAAGGTTTGTAATATCTCGTATAGACATGCCCTTTATCCGGATTGAATGTTTCGAGTAGTTTTGGGATCAATCCATATTCCTCATTGAGTTGCCGCCCGATTCTTGTTTTCAAAATCTCTATAGCCATCGGTTTGACCTCATTGCTCTCGTCAACGAATCCATCTGTAAGCTCAAGCCCTCCTAGCCTCAAGTAAAGTGGATCGCTCGGCATCCATCCCAAATCCATCAATAAAATTTCCCCTCCATTGTGCCATTCGATAATCCCGGACCGTTCTTTGTAGGTGAAATGTTTTTCTGCTACCCAGCCATAGTAGTCAGCCATTTTGAAAAAGGTCGTGATGGTTGTCCGCTTCAAATTCTTTAATTCACGCCTCCCAAGTAATCCTCTAGTCCCCTTGTGCGCCTCTCTCATTGATGCTTGCCAAAAACATCCCAGCCAAGACTTACCACCTCCCGCACCGCCCCCATAACCAAGCTCGGTTGTTTCACCGTCGTTTAAATACTCCCAAGCCTTGAACTGCTTCTTGGTGGGTTCAAATTCAAGTTCCATTATTTCGGTTTTACAATTTTGATCGTGGTTACTGTATCGACCTTCCCTTTTAGATCGACCTCGCTCATTTGTTTCAAATTCCATTCACTAAATTTTCTCTCAATAATCCAAGCCCATCGTTGCCAGGCTCTTTTATCAGTCCTCAAAAGCATAAACAATTCTCTTTTTTCTTGCTCCAAAGCTCTTTTTATAAGGTGTAAAAAGTCCCTGAAGTGAACAGGCATAGCTTTTTCCCCATTCTTTTCTAGTGCTTTTTCCTTCCATTTTTGGAAAGTCGATCTACAAATCCGGTCTTTTGGCTCAAGCATTTCGTTGATCTGTCTCAACAATTCTTCATCAGTAAAAATAAAGACATCATGCTCAATTTCTTTCAAAAGCTTTCTAGTCGCCTTGATGAATGGGTGTATCTTGACCGGTCTGCCCATCGCCTTTGTTTTTTTCTTCGTCATATTCTTGGTATAAATAAGTAATTGTAATAAACCACCTGTCCTTCACGGTCGGGTCGGGTGCGAGAGTGACCCGGCAAACATCCGAAAAGCTCACCTTCTCATCATCCAGCATTTCAAAGAGAATTTGCGAGATCATCGCACACCCTGAAAGATGATGTTTTTTTTGAGATTGTTCTAAGTTCTTTCATTTTGCGATTTTTTTAGATGTTAAAACCTCAATCCTATTATACCATTATTTCAACATCCCCGTCTTTTTGTCGCGCGTTTTCAAGAATAGCCAGATTATTACAACAGCGCACCAGCCAAA